CTTTAATACTACCCTAAGTAGTACCCTAAGTAGTACCCTAAGTAGTACCCTAAGTAGTACCCTAAGTAGTACCCTAAGTAGTACCCTAAGTATTACCCTAAATAATACTTACTACTACTATTACTCTATACTATATACCTGTAAAGCCTGTTTATACTAATACGGGTACTTTAATTAAAAATTTAATGTGTGGCTCAAGGTTAGTTTAAAGTGTTCTATGTGTCTCTATGTGTCTCTATGTGTCATTAAAGGCTATGTGTACGCCTGTTCCTTAAACTAAAAAAACAGACTAGCTCACGCACGCAACAAAACATTTTTGCACGCCCGCCGCCGCAGTGAGCCCTTAGTTACCCATTAAGTGTGGCTTTTAGGTCACATTATGTGTGCCTATGGGTACATCAACGCCGGAAAAAATGAAGATATACGGGGGAAACTCGGTGTCGTCATATACGATATACCCCCTCAGAATTTTCTACTAAATATTTAGGTACCCGTATAAGATATAAGCAAGGGTTAACAGGTATAACTATGTTTACTTACTTATACTTAACATCAAATTAGACAACCTAACAGCTCTATCTGGTGTTTGTTTAGCCCATTTACTATCTAACATTTCTTTAGATGCGCCTGCATAGTCTTTATTATTAATCAACTTTAACGTGTTTTTAAATTTAGACACACCTTCAGAACCCATTTGATATACCATTTCGGTTACTATACCTAGTGCTACTGGGTCTGTATTGTCTTTATCAACTAACTTACTAGCACTTTCAAATGACTTTCTAAAGTCTTGTTCAAATATTTGCTCCCAGCCTTCTTTAGTATCTGGTGCAACTTCTCCTTCTAACATACGGTGACCATAACCACCTGTTTTAAAATCTTCTTTAATATATTTACCATCAACATCATTATATGCTAAATTATAAGTATTAAGTTTAAAACCTTCGTGTTTTTTAATACGTTTAGCAACAGCTTGCATATGTGGGTAATCTTTGTAAATGTCCATATTATATAAATCTATCCTCTTGTGGTTCTTTTCCAATTGCTGATTCCATAAACTTTTCAAGTTCTCTGTCAAGCAAATCTTCTTTGTGTTGGTTATATGATAAGACTTGGTCTCTGTCCATACGTTCAACCCAATAATTAGCGGCAATAGCCAAAGCATCAATTTGGTCATCGTGTCTTAGAGCTCCTTTGTCTCTAGTTATCCTAGTCATCTGTCTAAACAACTGATGGTCAGGTTCTAGTTTAAAGTCTTCTTTAATAAGTAAATCATCAACAACCAATCTATGGCTGTTCATAATAGGTTCTAATGTATCAATGATACGCTTTTCTTTTTGAATATTATGTCTTACTTCTTCTATTTCACAAGGATGTATCTTAGCCATTACAGGTTTTAATAACTGTGTAGCCATACCATCACCAAAGTTACTCTCAATTACAACATAGTTAACATCTTGTTCTCTAGCAATATGAGCTAATCTAGCCATAGTATCTTCGCTATAACCACCTTCTAAAGCTCCTATAGCAGTCAAATAAAGCACTCCGTGAAGCATTTTGAGCACCGCATACGCTGTTTTGTCTTCCCCACGACCAGAAGGGTCAATAGACATAACAGAACCCTCAAAAGGCGTAAACTCAGGACTTATATGCATTGGTGCTACATAATAATCGCCTTTTAAACCTACGTTTGGTATATCAGGGTCAATGCCTTTTATTTGTTCTACACCGGAAGCCCATTGTAATTTAGCTGGTGCTTCCTTCCAAGTTGAAGAACCTGATAACACAATTAAATCGTTTAATTTTAAAGGATACCTGTTTGCATCAGACATTGTTGTGTCTAACATAAACTGTAAGTTAAATCCAGAACGACCATAAGATGACATACGTTCTAATAAGTCAACTTCATCAAATCTTCTAGGGTCTGTTGGTTTACCTTCTTTATCTGTAATCTCTGCAATCATAGGCGCTATCTTATGCCCATAGCTTATCAATTGTGCCTTAGTAGGATATAATGCTGTCCATATTTTAGTTTTAAAACCACGTTCTTCTAAATCATTATACAATGACATTTCTGTTTGTGGTGTTCCTAAAAATATAATACGACCTACTTCAGGTTTAATAATCGCATCAAATTCTTTTACTGTCTCACCTAATCTGTCTCTCATTAATTGAGTTTGTGAGTTGTTAGCAGATTCTACGTCATCCGCAATAATTAAGTCTGCTCGTGAACCTGTTAATTGACCTGTGATACCCATAGACTTAACTGAAGGTGCGTGTGATGCGGTAGCTGGTGCTACGTCAAACGATACCTTAGAATGTCTTTGATTATCTTTAGGTTGTAAATGTTTTAATATTGGCATTTCACCAATTAATCTTTGTGTAAATGTACTGAAATCATCAGCCCTGCTTTTAGATGCAGATACTACAAGGATGTTACGTTGTGGGTTTAATAATAATTGATGACAAACAAATGCTGAAGTAATCCAAGATTTACCTACACCCCTAAAAGCTTGAATTACAAGTCTTTTATCTTTAGACTGTAAGTAATCAGCTATATCATATTGTATAGGTGTTGGCTCTGGAAGATTTAAATGCTTCCAACAAAGATACAAAAAGTTTTTAAAATTTTTAAGTTTACTATTCATTTATATCAAAAGGAACGTCTTCTAGTATATTTTCAGGTTTCTTTTGTAAACTATCTGTACTATATGTTTTACAAACCTCTAAACATACTTTCATTTCTGAAGCTGTTAATTCTTGACCTGATTTTAATTTTGTATAAGCGTGTCTAACTAACAATTGAGGCAACTCTTTAATAATCTGGTCTAAATTATTTTTATCTTCCTTGTCCTCTGTACTTTTTACGTTGTTGTTTTTTATTTGGTCGTTTTGCATTTCTTCCTTTTCTTTTTTTAGGCTTTTGTCTCGGTTCAAAATGTAAAAATTTTTGTTTAGCCATCTATTTTCTCCAATACTCAGTTACTTGTTTCCACTCACATTCTTCGTTTTCTTGATTGTAATCGTATTCTTGAAAAGAACCTTCGTTAATGAATTCCATTTACTTAGCATTTCATACTTATTTTTTATCGTTACCTCTAAATATCTGAGTTCCTTTTATTCCATAAATACTTGCAACTACTAATATCCATAAATTTGTAAACCAACTTGGTAATTGTGAAAAATATTCAAAAAACAATTTAATTTTTTCTAAAGCTTCTGGGTCATCACTAATAACAGCCCAAGCTAGGACAGCTATTGGTAAAGAAATTATTATTAAAACAAATTCATCTTTCCAATCTGATTGTCTTGCTTCTAATAATTTACCTGCATACTCAGCTTCACCATTAGCCATTTTTTCAGCGTGTTTCATTTGAGCATCAGCCATTAACATTTTAGTTTGCTGACGTTTTTTGTAAATATGGCTTCCAGCTTCTGCCGCTAATTTTAGTGCACTTAATATTGGAAATGCCATATTAAACGTTCTCTGGTAGTTTTACACATTGCATTTCCATACCAATGTTTCTGCTTTTAAAATCTTCGTCTGTAAAATTTATTATATTCATAACTGCATTTAAACACTCTTGTTTAGTATTAAATTTACTAGATGGTATATCTCCAACAAGACATAAATTTTGTCCATTAACTGCGAATACGCACATTAATGCCATTATTTTAAACATAATTATCCTTTAAATTGGAAATATCCAACAGTTGTCGCAATTATTGTTGATATAAACACAAGAAGACTAACTGCTCCTTTACCTTTAGAAACATCTTGTCTTAATTGTTTAACTTCTCTATTTAACTCTGAAATACTTTCGTGCAATTGTTTCATTCGTTCTGCACAAAGTTTTTCGTGTGAAGAAAGACGAACACCAGTTGATACATCTGCGTATTGTTTTGGCGTTATCTTTTTTTTAGGCATTACAAAGTGCCGCTTTCAATTTTTTTATACCAACAAACACATTTTTTGTTGTGAAAAATTTTACAAATATATTTTTTTAAAAATTTAATCATTATCTTTTTTATTAGAACTAGTAATGTCTTCAATAGCGTCTTTCCAAAAATTAATAACTTTTTGATTGTAGTTATTGATTGTTTTCTTGAAAGATTTGTATGACCACATATCTTCCCAAGACTTAAAATAATTGTCCCACATAGTGAACTCTCCTTTATTTTGTTGATTGTTATTGTTAAATTATCTTGCTGTAGCTGGAACTCCGTTAGTTCCTACTAATGGATTTTCTGCAAATGCCATATAGATATAAGTACCACCATTAGTATTATGTCCACCTTCAAGTGTTCTGATTTTAAAACCATTTGATAGTAAATCAGTAGCATAATAAGGTTCTTCAGCTCTACTATCATTTGCTGGTAAATTATTATTTGCAGGATTTATAGGAGAACGTTTATTATCTCTTATATTCCAATTTTCACCAGCTGTACTTGTTCTTTTAACCATAATCCAAGCTGGTTTAAATCCTGTATAAACAAATGTTCCATCAGCATTACCATTACCAACATAGCTACCAAACTTTGAGTAGCCTTTTTTTTCTGCGAAGCAGTAGGCAATGTAATTTAATCCACTACCATTTGTTGTAGTTGTCGTTCCAACTGTAAATACACTAGAAGTAGGTTCTGTATTATTCCATAATGTAGATGCAGTTCCAGCACCACCTGTTGTTTCTAATAATAGATATTTAGTTGCACCTATATTAGCATTATAAACACCCCATTGATTTGTACCATTTCTGTCTTTTAAAATAATCATTTTTGGTGTTGCAGATAATCCGTGTCCAACAGTAGCATTAGCACCTGTACCTGTATAAGACACAATACTAAATCCTGATGTTGTATTAGCACTTACAGTAGATGTAATATCTCCTTGTGTATTTGATACTCCTGTTCCACCACCTAACCAGTTCCAAGCTACAAAATTTTGAGAATTTTCATTACAAGAAGAATTTGCACCTAAAGTAAAACCATCACTATCAAATGAAGAAACTCCATCATTTGTTACTTCTGCACCTGCACTGTTTGATTGTATTCTTTTAGTAGCACCTCTTACAGAATCAAAAATTTGATGACCAGCTACTTGACCTCTATCTTTTATCCAAACCCAATCAGGTTGAAATCCTATACCAGTTTGTGCATTTCCTGATGAACCATTACCTGTATAAAGTTTAGTATTAAAATATTCGCTAGGTTTATTTATTGTTGTGTATGCCATAGTTTATCCTTGTGTGTTAATGTTCTTCGTACATAAAGCATAGTAACCGCTTGGTACTGTGTATTCGAAAATTCCTAAACCGCTTTCATCTGTTGTTGCTGATGATACAGGTGTTGTTCCAAAGTATCCGTTGCCGAAGTTAAAAGAAAATATTGCATTAGTCCAACTACTACCAGCGTGGTCTGATACTGCTGGAAAATAAAATCCAGCTTCTGTACTTTCAACTGCTGTTATTGAAATAGCACCTGTTCCAGTTGCACCACTTTCTGGGTCTCCACTATTTTGCCAAGTTCCATTCTTACTAAAATATAATTTTGAATTATCTAAATCCATAGCAATTCCTATAATATCATTAGTAGTCCAAGTGTTTCCGTAAGAACTTGTAGAACCATTGACTCTTTTCTCACCATCATAACCTTGATAAGCAACAGCATCTGCTCTATAACCTAAACCTTCTGCATCATAAGGATGACGACCAGCTATTCCAACTGCAACATAATTTGTACCTGAAACAGGTTGAATTAATTTCATTTCCCAATAAAATTTTCCTGATGAAGCACCTAAAGTTCCTGTATTATATCCATATTCTGCTGAAGATGTAGCAACTGTTAAATTTCCATTAGAAAATGTACCATTCATCCATTTATTATCTAATGGATTCATAGTACAAAAAACATTAGACGGAGTATCAACTGTCTGTGTTAAACTTCCATTAACTGTAAAGTTATTTCCATTAGGTGAACTGTCTGTTCCCATTGAACCACTATTCTCAAATTTTAAGAAGAAACCATTAGTTCCATAAGTTACTGATGGTGCAGTTTTAGGTTTCCATATTCCTGTTGTTGCATCTGTTTCGCCAAATGCAGATGCATCATAAGCTGTTCCGTCTATTTGATGGAAATGAGACATAAGAAAACTTGAATAACCTGTACCACCAGATGCGTATCTACCAATATTGTGAATATGAGTATAATTATAACCAGTATCTAAATTTTGTGCAGGATATGCAGACATAGAATATTGAACTCCATTAACCCAACATTTTAATCTATCACTTGCTGTTGCTTGTGTAGTATCTACTGCAAATACAATATGATACCAAGCAGATGGGTCTCTAAATAAAACAGTAGTACCATTAAGTTGAACATTACTTTCAGGCTCCCAAACTGAACCACTTGGATTACAACCCCAACTTAATCCACCAGTATCAGATAACCAAATAGCACCTCTTGGTGTACCACTTTGAGCAACATAACTTAAAATATAATTACTACTATCGAAATCTCCATTTGCTATTGTTCCTGTTGCTCTTTTAACCCAAAAAGAAGTTGTAAAAGTTTTTTGATTTCCTGCACTTGCTGGTGTTCTTGATAAATATGTATTAGCCATTATTGCTCCTAATTAAATTGTCCTGCATTATTAATTCCTACTGATACAGTTATTGTAAAAGCTCTTGATGCTGTCTGACTTTCTGCGTCTGTAGCAGTTACTGTAAAATTGTAATTTGTCTCTTGTGTAGCACCACTTTCAGTACCACTAATAACTCCAGTAGATGGGTTTAAAGTAAATCCATTTGGTAAACTTCCTGTGTAAGAATAAGTAACAGCACTGTCTGATGTAGCAACAACTGTGAATGAACCAGCACTTCCTGCCGCTACTGAACCTAAAGAACCTGATGCAGTTGTCCAAGTAGGTGCATCTGAAACTGTAAGTAAAGCTGTTGAACTTCTAACCGCTAAACCATTTGGATTTTCTATT